AAATAAAATACCGGTGTTACGATATTTCGAATGTTTAATTGCCATAGCTATTTTGATCGGCTTGCTAATAAATATCTAAATATTCTAATCTAGATTGTCAATAATGTTGTCTTCGCTCAATAGGTCAGATTGTTCAAAAAGTTGAGTTTTTCTAGCGTTTTCCTTTTGGAACATCTTTTCTATTGAATTTTTGTTCTGAAAATAGATTGCTTTAGTGCTTTCCATGTTCAAAGCGCCTCCTTTAAAACTAACTCCAGTCTTATCTTCCTTGGTTTCTGCATTTTGAGTATTCATATCGTAAACTCCGCTTCTGCCAAATGGAGATTCGTCAGTTCCGTATATAGATTTGTACTTTTGAGGTCTTCCAGGAACTTTCATAGGCTCTTTAGGATCTGTCTCGTCGTAGCCTCTAGGAACTTCTAGATCTCCATCCCCTTTGCCACCATAAAGACTTGCAATCTGATGCGGAGTACCAAATGCTTGGCCTGTTTCAGCTGGATCGTTACCTTCCTCGGCGATTTGTTTGTATCTAAATTTACGCTTTTGATCTTCAACAATAAGGTCATCAAGCTCATTAAATTCGTCCTCAGAGATATTAAATACGTTCTTCCAGATGTAATCTCTTGGTAAAGAAGAGTTTTCCATTGCTTGGTTTGCAAGGTCAATCTTCTCTTTCATCATAGCAATTCTCTCTTGCTCGTATATAATAGAAGGATTCGTCAAGTGAATATCGAAGTTGGTTATCGACTCATTTGTGTAGCCATGAGCGTACAAGTGAACCAACGCAACTTTCTTTAATTCAGACGTTATAATTCTTTGGATTCTTTCAATTGTTCTAGCAAAACGAATATCTTCAGCAGCTAGAGTTGCTTTACCAGTTAAGTCCTTTTCGTATCCCATGAATGCTTTAGGAATCTTTAACGCAGCAAATAATTTCTCTCTAAAGTATTGAACGTCTTCGATAGCGTTGTACTCAAGGCCTTTTGCAGTATCAATTCTAGTAGATTGATCGTTACCTCTAACTGGAATAAAGAAGTCTTCCAATAAGTTTTGTTGGTTGAACTTCATGTTGTATTGCCCAGTTTGAGCGTCGATAAGAGAAGTCTTCTTCATCTTGCCGATCATACGTTGAATGTAGTTCTCAACCTCGTTTGGTGGGATGGCTCCCACGTTAACGTAAAACGTTCTTCTTTCTGGGGCACGAGTAATTCTATGAATCAACATCGCGTCTTCGATCAAAGTGTATTGTTTGAATAGTTTTCTAGCAGGTTCTAAGTAAGATCTACCGTAAGGTAAATAGTTAACGTCGCCTAAGAATCTAAAGTGAGCCATTTCGTACAAATCAAACCAAATTCCTGGATCTTGATTGTTGTAAGCCGAAGTGTATCCTGTAGTAGAACTTATAGCTGCGTTAGGATCGAATTTGAATCTTACCTCGTTTGGATTTTTAGGATTAAAACCTTCCTGTCTAACGATATTGTAAGCAGAGAATGGAATTACGTTGTAAACTCCGTACTTTTCTGCGATCTCTAATTTTAAATAGAAATCACCGTACTTACACATGTTTCTAATCCAAGACCATAGATTAAATTCTATGTTCATTACAGAGTAGAACAGGTTTTCTAATAGGTTTTGAATGTTTTCGTCCGCAGAAGTAATGTGTAGTACTTGACCTTGGTCGTTCTTTAAAGTACACTCGTCTGCAATAATATCTAACGCAGAAGCAATGATAGCATCTGTATCCATTGCATCATAATCAGCGTATATTTGTACACGAGCTGATTGATAGTTTTGTGCTAGATTTAAGTTAACACCGTAAGCCGTAGAGGTGGTGTATACTTTGTGGAATCTATCAATTAACGAGTTAGTTTGAATCACACCAGAAGTCTGAATGTGTTCGGTATCTATTACTTGTAAATTCTTACCGCCAGAATCTCTGATAATGACATCAGTCGAGAAGAGTCTTCTTAGCGCCGAAAATAAATTGTCTTGTTTGTTGTCTGCCATATTATATTATTATAAAAGCCAAGTTAAATCCTGTTGTTCTTTTCCCATCGGCGTTGCAATCTCTTGCTGCCATGGATTTTGACCGTAATTAGTATAAGATTGATACATTGGGCTATCGTCTCCTACTTTTGTATACGCATTTAAAGTAGCGTGAGTTAAGCTTTCTGCAGTCCTTCTAAATCTCAAAGAAGTCTCTCTCAAATACATAGCGATCGCGAAAGCCATTACCAAGTCATCGTTGTACCCTGACATGGCCTGTTGCTTACCGTTCTTCCATATAAATACGCGAAGCTCCTCTAATAATCTAATCGATCTTATAACTACCGTTTTTGTTTCGATAAAATCTCTCATCTTTTCTAGTACAGAAGGTCTAACCTTTGTACTCATGGTAAAACCAGGCACCAATGTTGAATTTCCGTAGTGCACTTGCAAGTAGCTGTTTAGGTCTCCATTGCTATCCGATCTGTGACTAAAGTGAATATTTGAATAACCACTCTCTACCACGCCTTGAACTACGTCCCAACCTATATTTGCGTTTTCAATTACCAATAAAGCTTGGTTGTATCTGGTTGCTATTGCTATCAACTCGTTGGCAAACACCCTGGTATCTGTCTGGGCTTTAAATTCAGCTACTTGTGTCAATGTCTCTGTATCTATAACGTGATAAGCAGAGTAGTCCATTGAGTCTCCCCTCGCTACGTCGGCTACTACCATATAGTACGTGGTGGGTTTAGGGTATTCCCAAATCCAAAGTGCTTTTTCCTGACCTTCTCTATTGATTGGCTCGGATATCATATTGGCCTCGTACCAAGTTAAAATTTCTGGAGGAATTACAGTGTTACCTGAAGTAGCAAAGTCACAATCACACTCTTGAGCAGCCATTCTAATTCCCAAGTCCATGTCTTGCTTGTCTCTCCAGTCTTGTGCTCTTTCGGGGTGGACATTCCAAGGTAATGAGATGGGTAAAAAGCTATTCTTTTGTAATTGCGCTTCTGTGTAAGATTTATGGAACCAGTTACCAACACCGTTAGGAGTAGATAACGCTATACATCCACCTCCAGTTGCCAAGGTCATCTTAGCAGCGGTGTAGATTGTTTCAATATTATCGATAAACGCGGCCTCATCAATTACCAGTAAAGATACGGCTTCCGAACGACCTGCGTCACCTGCTGCCGATACAGCTTTGATTTGAGAACCGTTTGTTAGTCTTAAACTTAATGCGTTGTTAGAAGTTGCAGCCGCTCCGATCTTCATCCAGTTTGGAAGGTTGTCGTAAGCGAATCTAACTTTTGTAACCATGTTCTTGGCTGTGTCTTGCTTGGTTGCAATTACAAGAACGTTCTTATCTTTTGAAAATATCATCAACCACAAAGAGTAAGCAGACACTAGAGTAGAGATACCCAACTGTCTTGACTTATTAATTATGGATTCGGGGTGTTTTTGAAATAGAGTCAACACTTTCTCTTGAAACGGATAAAGATCGAACAGCATTCTACCTCTTTGTGGGTGCTGGATCATGTAGTACTTCTTCATGAAATACACCGGATCTTTGGCGCAAGTTATAAACTCGTGCTTAATTCTTTCTTTTATATCGATCTGACTTTCTGCCATTATTTATGCGTTACTGCAAGGCCTAAAATCAAGAAACCCATTCCAAATTTAGTAAGCTTATTGATTTTATTTTTTCTATCCAATTTTTTAATATCGCCTTTCAAGCCTTCAACAATAATTTTATAGTTATCTTGTTGTTGAACTTGCTTTTGTATAATTGATTCGTAGTTGCCTTCTTTAGTTCTTAAGGTTACAATTACTTTATCTTTGCCATTTACAGTAGATTCTAAATTTGTAATTAAACTGTCTTGGTTTAAAACAATATTTTTAGTTCTATCGAAATCAATCAAATCAACTACCACTGCTTTTGAAACTGGCACGGGTAATATAGTTGTGTCCTTTGTTTCTACTTTGTATTGCTCTGCGTATCTAACAACAAAGAAGCTGTCTATCTCGTGAGGTCTCATTTTAGCCGCGGCCTCTAATTCAGACTTGTCTTCTTTTAAAGCTTTGATATTATCTTTTAAAATGTTGGATTTAACGATTAACACTTGGTTCTTGTACTCCTCGTCAATGATAGCGGTTTCTAAGCTATCGTTTTGGTCGTGTAAAGAATCGATTTGAACGGCCAAAGAATCTATGGTGTTCTCGTAAGACTCTGTTTTGAATCTAACTTCACCGAATTCTTTAAAAATTAACCAAACACCGACCAATAAAAATAAGACGATAACGCCTTTAATTGCTACTTTCATAGTTTTTTAGTTTTCTAATAAATATGCCACTAAGCCTCTTCTGCCACAGAGTCGTAGATGCGCTTTTTACTAATTAATAAAAATTGAGAATGGGACATTCTAAGTCCATTTATGTAATACTCCTCTTTGCCGTCAGCATAAATCATTGCAGGGCCTTTCAAATTGTGAGGTTTTCTGTTCTGTCCTGGATCTTGGATGTAATGGATTTTTATGCCATCAACCGTATTCATGACACCGTACGTAATCTTTTTCATATAACCAATTTAATAAATTTTCTTGATACTTTTTAACTAAAGTCTATGGTGGGTCTATATTACGACTTCATTATTAAAGCATTCTAAACGCCAACCTCTTATTTTTTGGATTGTATATTGATAATGAGGATTCAAATTCAAATTCAGATGAAGAGAAACTCTTTAGATTAAATCTAGCAGTGTTCTGTTTAACATTCATTGTTAAGTAAAGTTGTTTAACTTCTGATTTGCTCATTATATCCGTTAGGGCTTTTTTATAGACTTTACTAGCGTTTAGAGAAGCCGCTACGTAATTAACCAATGGAGAAGTAATTACTCCATAATAAGCTTTAGGAGATATATCTCTCCATCTTATAGGAAAACCAGGCGCTTTTTTAATAGATGCAAAGAAAGGCGCAAATTTCTTTTTTATAATGGCATCTTTTTGTTCGTCGGTAGTTGCAGATTTTAGTAATTTATTAACGTAATCGTTTATAGATTGGGCGTCAATATTTTGAACAGGTACTTTTATAATTTGAGAGAGTTTATCCATTCCGTCTAATTTTAATGCTTTTGCAATACTTAGAGGACCTTGAACTCCATCTTCTCTTATAATAGTTGTAAGTAATTTATATAACGATTTTTGTCCTGGTGTGGTTAATTGCTCGGGCTTAATATTTTTTACGGTGTCTGTTATAGTTGCAGCTCCGCCTTTGTTGTATTTTGCAGATACATTAAATCCGTCTAATTGAAAATCGGCTAATGGATTCGCCTCAGCCGCTGGAAATACAATTCCAGATCCAGCGTTAACTACACTTTTTAATAATGCAATTGCTCCTAAACATTCTCCAAAATCTGATCCAATCATTCCAACATCTTGCGGACTAACCTTCGTAAGAGCTTTTCTAGTTCTTTCGCTTAACGGTATTTGTTGATCGAATTTAGTAATTTCAGCGGTGTCTGCAAATTTACCTTTAGCTGCACCTTTTAATACGTCATCAACTAAACTATCTAATAGTTCTTTAAGCGATTTATCATTAGTAACATTAGGTACATTTTTTTTAATCGTGTTAGCTAATGACAATGCATTTTTAAATTTACCAGTAGTAAGCCCCAATTTAACTGGAGTTAATGCTTTTGTTTTTGTAGAAGCTCCTTCTTTTACTGTGCTTACTATAAAAACTGTTTCTCCTTTTTTATAGCCTTGTACAGGTTTAGTTAGTTGTACTTTATAAGTAGGATAAGTGCCTGATTTAGATTCGCCTTGGTTTTTTTGAAATTCTTGTACTTTAAAAGCATCTTTAGGCAATAATTTACCTAGCGCTTTTTCAATTAAAGCTTGAACATTCTTTGAAGTTTCAAAATTAGTTCTTAATACTTGTCCTCTACTGCCTTTATTCTCTATTGATACTTTATATTTAGCATCTGAAAGTGCTTTTTGAATTGCCTTGAACAAATCAGGAGTTACAGCTTCTTTAAGCAAAGCTCTTAGTATGATTGATTCTGTTAGTGGTTCATTGTCAGAGTCCTCTTCTTCTGCCGCTGGTGTAGTTTCAACTCCAGTTTGATCTCCGCCTCCGTTGTTATTTCCACCGCTTAAACTGCCGTCGTCTTCGCCTTCTGGTCTTGTTCCCTCTTCAGCGCCTTCAGGACCTTTTGTTTTTAATGGACTGCCTTGTTGTAGTAATCTACTAATGCCTTTCATTGCTCTTTCCTTTTCGCCTATAGAAGATAGATAATGTCTTTTACCTGATATGATAGCTTCGTATATACCGTCGCCCATGTAAGATAAATAAAAGAATTGACTGTTGTGTAAAACAATTTTAAAAGTAGTTGGCTTAGGGGACTGGATGAATATTGCAGTAATATATTCTTTGAAAGCCGGAGTCATCAATTCTGCTAATAATTCGTTCAACGTATGGTACTTCTTTAGAATAAAACCCATAGGATCTTTATCGAAAGAAGAGTCAGGTTTGTCTTCTTTTTCGTTAGCTCTGTCGTCAGCTTTTTCTTCAGCGTCGTTTTTTTCTACTTCTTTTTCATCAGTTTCTTTCTCGTCGCCTTCAGCTTCTAAAAGAATCGCTTTTAATATGTCTAAGTCTTTATTCATTATGATAACAGTGTGTGATATTCTTTGAAATGTTTTATTCTATCAGGCAATCCTATAGTTCCGCCATTTACTCTCTTTGTAATAGAAGTAACTACTGCATCAGTAGCACCGCCATCAGCCATTATGTGTAATTTATTCTTATTGAAAAACCATGCAGCGGATAACAAAGCATATTTGTCAGCAACCAATGTTGGGTTAGCGGCAATGTCTTCGTTGATTGATTTTCCGAAAGCTGTGTAGTTGTCTTTACCGGTTAATTGGATGTAACCGCGACCACAATATTTAGCGCCATCTCCAGTTGACTCTGCGCCGTTACCCATTCTACCTCCATAAACTTTATTAGCAATCTTCTCAGGTTTTCTTTCATAAGCTTTTGCTGATTCTAATGTTGGAAAGTACTTCTTAAAAATACCATTCAAACCTTTGGCTGAATAGTTTAAGTTTTCTTTTGTTAATCTAAATCCGCCAGATTCATGACCGCATTGAGCTAGAAAATGAGCCAATCTTAATGGAGTATTGATTTGGAATTTCTCCATTACTCCAGGAATCTGTTCAATTACTTTGTCTGGTACGTGACCTTTTAGTTTATCTAGATTCATGCTTATAATTATTTGCGTACATTTTTTTTCTGCGTCAATACAACTTTTTCTGTGGGTGGTGGATAATTCTTTTTTTGTGCTAGTGCTTGATTATTTTTCCATTTTTGTAGCCTATATTCTAAATCTCCAACTGGATAATCTCCGCGTTTATCATCTGCACCAAAAATAGATGTTTCTTTTGTTTCGTATATTTCTTGATCAGGAATTTCGTTATTCTCACCTGCTTCGTATTCGTAGTATCCGTCGTTTGCTTGACTAATATAATTGTCAGCGTTTGTAATATGATCTTGTACCCAAGCTGGAATATCAATCTCTTCGTCACCCATTTTATTCATTAATGCGCTAGCGTTGCTTACGATATTTTGTAAACTGGCTTTTGCCATTGAAACTTCGTGATCCATTCCTTCAGAATATGCATCTTCGTCGTCTTTAACTGGTCCATCTATAAGAGAAGATGGTAAAGAAGTAGCATCGCCGTCTTCTTCCATATATCCGCACTCTGAACACATTTTGTCTTCGTACATCATAGCGGCTCCACACTCTTTACATATATTATTTCTAGAATCCATTGCACTCATCTCAGATCTTGATAATGATGGCATAGTTTCCATTGGTCTCTCTTCGTTACCAAATTTAACAGTTGCTGAGTTTGGCACTTGGCTTTTGAATTCAGTTTTCATATTTTTTTCAATAGCGCTGCCTCTTTTCTTTTCCCAAGAAGAGATTTCTTTATCTTTGTCTAGGTCAGCTAAGTTTGGCTTCTTTAATCCTGAATTTTTGTAAGAGATTTCGGCTACTGCCTCTTTAAGAATGTCTTTAAGTTTCATTATTATTTCTTTTTCGATTTGCTTGCTTTTTTCCATAAACCTTTGTCTGCTTTTCTTGCTCCGCCTTTTCCAGTTACAAAAGAATTAACTCTTGCCATTGCCCACTGATGTTGTCCAACTCCAGGTCTGTGGCCAGTTTTCCATGCAGCTAGTCCTTTATCGTATACGCCTCTTAAAACTGTTTTTGAAATGCCAGTTGCTTTTGCTTTGTTAGCTAAAGCTGTGTCTGCATCTCCTTCGTTGATACTTTCGCCAAATCTTTTTTCGTAAGCTGAAGTTGCCGCTGATTTTTTTGTCTTGTAAGGTTTCTTTTTATCTTTGTCTGCGTAATCTGCGTCCCATTTAGTGTAAGCTGAGGGATCATCGTTGCTTAATTTAGCTACTCTGTCGATCTCTCCTTTCATTGCGGACTTATTCTTAGTAAGATAGGCTTTGTTTACTTTTCTACCTGCTTTAGTTCTTTCTGCCTCTTCTATCTCTACTCCAAGTTCATCTCTAAATTGACTGAACTCATTATAGTCTAATCCTCTTAGTTCTTTTTCTATATCTTCTTTAGACTTTAATTTTTGTCCAGGAAATAGAACGCTTGAAACTTTTTCTGGGTTTGTATCGTATAAATCCAAAACAGGCGCGATTGTCATCGAGCCCATTTCTAATAGTATGTCTTTTAATTTTATCATATTTTACCAGGCTTTACAAGACCAGTAGTTTGCTTTCCATTTTGGTCCTGGTCTATCACAACCGTGTCTTGCTCTATAAGATTTTCTATGTTTAGGTAAGTGTTTCTTAATTGCTACACCTTTTTGACCGAAGCTTACCTTAATTACGTTTCCTTTTTCGTTCTTAACGTACACTGATCTCTTTTTAGGACCATCAGGAGTTAAGAAAGGCTTGTTAAGAGTAACTGTGCGACCTTGATACTTGGCTTCTTCTAATTGCTCTTCCTCTTCTAAAGGAACGCAGTTAGGAACCATTCTGTCTCCTTTTTTCTTAGTACCTCTAGCGATATACCCTTTCCAACAAGACTTTTCTTGAAGTATTTCGTTTAATAAGTTACCTAATCTAATCACTATCTTAAGTTTTCTAATTTGTACTTAGTTGTTTCTAACAAATCTACGATCTCATCTATTTGATTTTGTACGTAAGAGTCTTGAGGTAGTCTTTGTCTTACAGCTTCTACGTATTTAACCAAAGCTTGGAAGTAGATTAACGGTTTGTTGTCTTCTCTAACTGCAAATTCTAGATTGTAGCCTCTAATAATACCGTTACGACCTTGAATTGACTCAACCAATCCGTCTACTTTTTTAACAATCTTATCG